CGCCAAGAAAGATCGCCGCCCCTACCTGTTGCGTGAACAGAATACGAAGACTTACCACGCTTCTTTCTTACACCAAACGTGCCATTATTCCATAACCCAAAGTGGGCTTCTAAAAGATCAATAAAAGTTTCAAACCCGGCTCTTTTACCACCAGCGATTTGATCAAATCCGGTATACGGTCTACCCATTTTTTTCCTCCTAAACATTCAAGAATATTATATCAGATAATTGATATATTGTTGTCATCAAGAAAAGCGTAATGGGCCATTACGCCCAACTCACCGTGCCGGTGCCAGCAGTAATTGCAGTCACCTTGTCGCTGCCAACCGTAGCCGTTGTGCCAGTCAATCCTGCGCTTAGTGAAATTGTATAAGCATCGGTATACCGGAGATAAATTACTCCAGAACCGCCAGCACCACCATTGGCTGCGCCTGCCGCACCACCAGCACCACCGCCTCCACCTCCGGTATTGGGGTACCCATCTTCACCATTCCTGTCGCTTCCGCTACCACCATAAGCACCAGTGCCACCGCCGCTGGTGGCAGTTGATCTAATGATTCCACTCCAAGTAGCGCCACCACCGCCACCTGCTAGGTCAACAAAACCACCCAAAACAGAACTACCCACAATATAGGTTCTCACTCCCGCTCCGCCGTCGCCACCACGATCCGATAGGTAAGCGTCACAGGAAGTATTCCCACCAGCACCACCGCCACCGCCCGCTGGGAACCTAGATGTTGTAATTCCGCCGTTACCACCGCCGTCATACCCTTGATTAGAGGTGCCAGAGCCTCCATATGAAGTCGCGGTATTGTCAAGACCACCACCGCCACCAGAGCCTCCAGAGCGACCAGTAGTATTAGTACCTGCACTACCACCGCCAGCACCACCACCGCCACCCGTTGACGTAATAGTGCTAAAGACCGAATCATTACCGTCATTACCGGGATAGGCTCCCGCTGAGGTCGCTGAGCCACCGGCACCAATAGTCACCGTATAACTAGTAGCAGGTGACAAGGTTAACGTGCTCTCGGTAGAGCCACCACCGCCGGAAGATTCAGACCCATAAGAGTTGCGTAATCCACCACCACCACCACCACCGCCACCATAAATGCCAGCACCGCCGCTACCGCCACCAGCGACTACGACATAAGCGACATCCAGAGGAATTCCTCCACCAGAATTGACAACACCGGCAATAGTAGAAAGACGCATAATCTCTTAGGCCGTCAGATCACCAAACAAATACCAAGTATCGGTGGAGCGCTTAATCAAAGTTACAGCAGAATATTTCGCAGACAACTTGACATTGCTATCTTTTGACCATAGTGTTACACCCGCCGCACCAGCAATAGAAGTTTGACCAACGCCGGTCTGTGTGACAAGAATCTGTGTGCCAACAGGAAATGCCACAGAAGAGTTAGCAGGAATCGTTACCGTGTTGGCTGAGGCATTCAGAACTTCTATCAACTTTCCAGCATCAGACAAAACTAGCGTGTACGAAGCCGTCTGTTCATTCTTCTGAAGTTCATTAATGTTCGTAATATCTTGCTCTACATCAGCGATAGCACCAACCGCCAGATTTCCAGAGACAGCAGCATTACCTGTAACATCTAAATCAACGGTAGGAGAAGTATTATTAACTCCTACCCGGTTATTTGAAGTATCGACATACAAAATGTCGGGATTAAAATTCGGTCCATATATCTCCCATGCGGTACCATCCCACTTATAGGTTTTACCACCCGCAACATAAGTGTCGTTTAACGATGGGGAGTCAGGAAAATCAATAGCCATTATTCACCCCCCGGCGGTTCAGGCAGAACAGGATTAGCGATGTCAATCGTTGCAGGCAGGTCACGCAACGCCTGACGGTAAACGGCCCACGCCGATGCGTCTACGGGTGCGTCAGCAACCTGTGTCCAGTCGGTGCTAGCCAGTTCGGCGTTACGCCACAGTCGAACCTGATCCATTTTCTGCGGATCGGTTGCGTCAGGGAACTCAGGGTTGAAATCAAAGGTTGCCATGTCAGACCGCCGTCACACTAATAGTCACCGTCAACAAAATTTCGTCGCTGGTCGTCCAAGTAAATGGGATTCCTCCGTTGATTGCTCCCCCCGCCCCATAAGTGGCGTTTACCGTAGATGTTTTCAGCAAACAGGTAGTCGACCCCACGCCATTACCTTTTACCTGTCCGAAGTATTCCCCAGTTCCGCTGTCACGCATGTTCAGATGCCCGACAGCGTTGTAGCCGGGTACAGCGCTTTGATAGCCAGATGGAATTGAAAACGCCGGGTTGGTTGACATTGAGGTGGTGCTACCCCACACGACTCGGCCTTGAATGAACATGAGATCGTTGACAACACAATAAGCAAAATCTTGTGTTGCGTTGCCTACCGTCAAGTTCGTCCAAGTTGGCGTGTATGTGGTGAGGTCGCCCAAACCTTCCAGCGTTGTCAAACGAGAGGCATGATCCGCAACTTTATAATCCAACGACGACGTAACAGCCGACGAATCCGCACCAACCTTTGCTTGCAAAGCCTCAACAGCAGCAAAGCCTGTAGCAGAATCTAAAGAGGTAGGAAAATTGGTAGAGGCATTATCAAACCCCCCAGCAGAACCAACCTCTACCCACGTATTATCATACCGGATAAGAGTCTGGGATTCATCACTTCTATACCAGATGTGACCATCACCAACACCAGAAGGTTCAGTATCTGACGCTGTAGCGTCAGGAGCAGTAGTGCCGTAAATAGACCATTTCCCGTTTGAATAAATCCACCTTTTACCATTTACGGTATAGATGTCATTATCAGAAGGGGAATCAGGAAAATTTATAGCCATGTATTACTCCGAAGGAATTAGTACCCAAGACGTAGTGTCTTCATCCCAACTGTAATCTTGCCCATCATCAGGGTAAGCAACAGGTGCATCCCAATTGCAAGAATCTTCGTTTAGCAACCAAGAGTCATAAGGCTTGGGTGGAATGAAAGCATCTCTGTCAGCATCATAGGTATACCCAATCCCCGCATAATTTTTGCGGAAAGGAGTGCCGTCACCAGTATGCTGACCGGCTTGAGTGTTATATGAAGTACGCTTACAGGTCTGACCACGGAACTCACCGTAGTAAGCTTCCCAATCAGAGATACCGTCAACGACCTCATCTTCATCACGACCGACAATAACTTCGGTCACAATATTGTTTTCATCTAGAAAAGCGTAGTGTGCCATATCTACCTCCAATTATACATGATACCAGATTAAAAATGAAAAATAAGAAATTAAAGAGTCCAAGTCACATTTCCAGTACCGGAAGTGATTCTAGTTATTTTATTTGTACCATCATCAGTTGTTGTACCAGTTAATCCAGCGCTTAGTGTAATTGAGTATTCACTACGGTACTTTAAAACCACAACGCCAGATCCACCTCCAGCACCACTTGCAATACCGCCGCACCATGAGCCACCACCGCCACCGCCGCCACGATTTGCAGCACCGCCAGCGCCAGCGCCACCGTTGTAGCCACCATTGCCACCGCCATCGCTACCCAAACCTCGTCCAGTGGTACATCGGTTACCTCCACCTCCACCGCCAGAATAAGAAACAGTTGAACCAGAAAGACTAGAACTTGCTCCAGCTCCTCCGTTGCCAGCCTTGTTGCTAGCCTCATTCACACCGTTACCGGTTTGACCTCCGCCGCCGCCGCCGCCTCCGACATCACCGCCACCATTACCGCCAGTATTGCCAGAGCCAGACGATCCACCTTTTCCCTTAAATCCGCTTCGATTAATGTGTGATCCACCCCCGCCACCAGATGCGGAAATAGAACCAAAAACAGACGACGAACCTGTGCCACCGACTGTTCCGCCTCCTCCTCCACCGCCGCCAATGGTCACTGTATAAGTTTGATTTACAATGCTACTTGCAGAACTTTCAAGCAGTTGACCGCCGCCGCCTCCGCCGCCTTGGTCATAACCTCCACCACCGCCACCTGCAACAACAAGATAACTGACAGTGACATCGGGTATGCCCCAATTCTGATTTAAAGCAGCGTAATAAGCTTCTTTTACACCCCAAAGACCACCCTGATCAGAGAGGAGAGGGGTTTTATCAATACCTAAAAACTTTCTACCCGGCATTACGAGATCTCTTCATAAGAACAAACGATATCAAGATCGTCAGCGGCAGAAGCCGTAGCATTAATATTATGATTCTCCTCAACATAAATAGCAGAAGACTTATCCAGAAGAACCAAAGTTGAATCTGCTGGAACACTGATAGTATAAGCAAGATAAGTAGAAGTGCCGGACCCGACTGTTGCATGATTCTCAATAGCAACAGTGATATCTGCGGCAGAAGTGCCATCAATATTGGAAACAATAATATTGTTGATCTTAAAAACTTTACCTGAAGAAGCCGGATTACTTACCACCTGAGTAGCAGAAGTGCTATTTAACTTAATTTGTGCGGTCTTAGCAGTGATCGTACTTACGTTTACGATATTAGGTGCAGCCATTTTTTATTATCCTCCAAAAACCATAGCCATCGCAATGGCCTTACCTGTAGTAGCCACCCCAGCCCCATCAACGCTAAGACTGCTAGCCACGTTCATGCCGGAAGCAGAAATGTTAGCTCTTTCTGTTCCGGCTGTAATAAATCTTACCACATCCTCATCAGAAGAATACTCTACTTGAACAGAAGTATCCCCGTCAGTATCAGCAATCAATTCACGATATGTGTCAGCGGCACCAACTTCAACCCAGAAACCATCGTAACGAATAAACAACTTGCCGGTACTTGTTTCATACCACATATCACTCAAAGCCGGGTCTGCTGGAGCAGAATCCGAAGCGGTAAAAGTAGCATTAATACTGAAAGCCCAGTATGTACCGTTCCAAGTCCAGGTACGTTCACCAACAGTATATTGCTGGTCTACAGATGGGGAATCAGGAAAGTCAATAGCCATATCTACTATATTATCTCATTAACCGGCATGTTTTGCAAACATGAACCATTCACATAAATCACGGGGCTTCAGGATAAGGATAAGCTAATTTAATTTCAGCAACCTTATCAAGCCATTCTTGTTCTGTGACTTCGCCCCTCTGGTATGAGAAGAAGAGGGGGTCGGCTTCTTGTTGATAGGCGGCTTTACGTTGGTTTTCTATTTCGGCCCGTTGCTGGTTGTATTGGACTGTGGGCCATGCGTCGTCTAGTTCCTGTTGGGTGGGCTTTGGCGTGTCACTCAGCCATGTCAGCCCGTCGTAGGTGTCGCCGTCCAACGTCCATTGAGAGTCAGGATAATTGGCGGTCAGTACGGCAGCGTAGTCGGTCATGCTGACACCTCCATAACGGTTATTGTGGCACTCATGCGAGGATAAGTGTTTGCGTCGGTATCTGGCGCATAACGGTTGAGGTACACCGTGTAGGAAAGCGACCATGCTTCAACTTGATAATCAAGTGCTGATGTGCTGGCTGGACTGTCAAGGAACTGGAACGAAGTTCCTCCATCCCGACTGTTAGCGCCGATAATGTAACCGAAGCCACTTTGTGTTCTGCTTCCTGCCGCATCGCCGACTCCGATGGCTGTTCCGTCTCTTGTTACCCGCAAAAAGGACTGACCACCGTTTGTGGCGTTGCTGACAAGTGGACAATGAACAGAGACGAGAATTTTTGACGTTGCCGATGTTGGCGTAATGCTCACATTTAAGCCAGTAACATCTGTCCATGTTGCCGAGATTGCGGCAGAAAAAGTGTCGGTCTTAGTGGTGGACACGATCTGCAAAATCTTGCCTGCTCCCGCAACAGCACCAGCAAACGTAATATCACCAGACGCATTAGTCGTAGCAATAGACGTACCATCAGTAGTCTGCCAGTTATCAAACCTCATAGTAGAAGCCATTAGTTACCCTCCGATCCAAATGCCGCCCGGATTTCATCTACAGAGAGGCCGAGGGCCGCGAGTTTGTCGATAGCGGACTGTTTAGCGGCAGCATCAGCAGCAATAGCGTCGGCTTGTGCCTGTTGCACGGCGGGCCACGCATCTTCTAGTTCTTGCTGGGTGGGCTTCGGGGTATCAGATAGCCAAGTCAGTCCTTCATAATCATTACCGACCATATGCCACTGTTTATCTAAGTAATGCGCTGTAAGAACTTCGACATAATTTGTCATGCCGCCACCTCCATTGCAACCAGCGAACCACCATTGTCTGACCTGAAAATATAAGCAGAACCAGCCGATGTTGCAAAACGAATGTTATAAGTCACAGCAGAGGTAGTAGCCGGACTGTCCTCAACGAAAAAGTTAGCGGCCACATTATTCGGCCCTCCAGTATTAAGTACAACAAAACCCTGATTTACTGCCAAATCGCTACCATCTCTAAAAAGTGAAATGTAACCGTTGGCGGATGTGGTGGTGCCAAATCGTGGTGTAGTAAAAAACACCAACACTTTACTTGTGGCACTTGTGGGTGTAATGCTGACCGACAAAGCCGTTGCTACATAGGTTGTTGAAGTTGTGTCTTCCGACAATGTTGTCGTGGAGGACACAACCTGCAAAATCTTGCCGGTACCCAACGTACTATTAGCAACCTCGGTGCCCCCTGTGTTCTGCCATGTATTAAACCTTAAGGTACTCATTGGGGGGCCTCCGGCAACACGGGGTTAGCAATGTCAATCGTGTCAGGAAGATCACGAAGAGCCTGACGGTACACAGCCCACGCCGATGCGTCTACGGGTGCGTCAGCCACCTGCGTCCAATCTGTGGCGGCAAGCATACCATTCCGCCACAAGCGAACCTGCTCCATCTTCTGACTGTCGGTTGCGTCAGGCCACATAGGATCAAATTTGAATACCATTAGGCGCTCCTGTACCAAAAATTGCAAATCAATTCGTCACCAGCAGCCCAAACAAACGGGTTGTCTCCCTGAAGATTTCCACCTTTGAGAAGTGATCCTACTGTAGTTCCTGCCAATCCGTATTCTTCTGGGATAAACCCATAGTCGCTACCAACAGGTCGCATTGTTCCATGATATTTTCCAGTCCCTGTATCTACAAATGTAACAGATCCTCTAAAAGAGTAACTTTTATCATCACTGTGAATTGCTACAGGCACATCAAAATAAACTGCTGCGCTGCTTGCCCAAGAAGTTGTGCTACCAAATATTACTTTAAGATAAACAAATACAATGTCTCCAATTTGACAATATTTACCGTTAACCGTGGCATCACCCATAGTGTTTACAGAAGAATTCCACGTTGGTGTCCAACTCTGCCATTCACCTACACCTACGCCCCCGATCTGTAGCCCGTCAACAGCGTTCAACGTATGACCGGTAGGAACAGAAATAACATTACTGTTCTCTGACAAACCCTCAAGAGACCCGACCGTTAACCTACTCATACAATACTCCACTCACTACCGTTACTCACCGTAACCGTAACCCCATCAGCAATAGTAATGGGGCCAGCCGACATACCATTGTATCCCGTCGGGATTGTGTAATCACTAGAGATCGTTTGACCGTTCAGCCAGATGGGGACGCCAGCAGCCGCCACATACCTCACCCA